GCGTAGCTTAGGGTCTGTTTCCGGAGTACCGGTCTTGCTATCCCTTTGAGCTGCATCGGCTCTCCGTAGAAGACGATTTTCGCTCTCATGCATTTCTTTTTTACGGCTCATACGCGCCGCTCTTTCAGAGGAACCCGGCTTAGAAGCTCTTATTTTTGCCCCTGTATTCCTTTTATCGCCGCTCTTCTCAGCGCGACGCTCTTTAGAGAAATGGGGTTGTTCAAAATCAGTCTTGAAAACCCCTCCGGACTTTTTTATAATAGAATTACCTACTCGGCTAAGTCGTTTACGACCCATAGACCCTTCTTGGCTTAATTTGTGAGCTGCTCTCACGGCAGTATTCAAGTCTTGTCCTGGGTCACTAGCTACCATTTTAGCTGTACCCTTTTTAAGAGCTTTGCCTGCCCGCGCACGTGCGCGAGCTTTACGGATAGGCTTAGGGGTTGTCGCCTCATTTTGCTTTTCTTTCTTTGATACAATTTCGGCATCGCGCTTCTTAGCCATCTTCTTAAAAGTTTTGGCTAGAGCCTTGGCTTTACCTGTACACCCCGGCTTAGTAATTGGGGTGCATTTACCTTTAGTGCCGCGACGCTCAATATCATCCTCTGCCCCTTGAATCCAATCATCAGTACCCTCAGCAGTTAGGTCGTAGGGACCACCTACTTGGACATTTTTAGGTGAGGCACGGCGAGGAGAGTTAGTAGTCATCTTTGAAGCCTCAGGGGTCTTATTCATTGGGAGGTCTTCTAAATCATCTTCTTTAAGTTTCTTAGCAACTTTCTTTAATTTTACTTTAGCTTCAAACAAATCGTCTGAGACGAGTGGGTGAAATTTAGGTTCAGATGGGATGACCATTCGAGCCTCAGTTAGTTTTCCTACTTTCTTCATAACTTTATATACTAACCTCCATGCAGTTAACATATATAATATCAGAGGTAAAAACTAAACTATGACTCCAACCCCAATTTCTCCACCCGGAGGCGGCGAAGCCACTCCATCACAACACCCAGGCGGCAGCTACGTCGCAAGCGGAAACTGCTCAGGCACTGCGTTCACCCATACCCAAAGTATTCTTATATCATATACGGGAAGTAAAGAAGTAACCGTAGCCCCTACATGGTTACCTTCGAGTGGCTCGGATGTTAGTGGTTATTTGTGTGATGTGTATGTTCAATACACTGACACCTTGGAGCAATTTTCTACTAGTGCAAACGACTTAAGCGCGTGTTCTAATGCCGCTAACGCTAGAGAAATGCAGGTGTTAGATATCAGCAGCTACACGCGGAGTACAGGAATGGGTGACAACGGTAATATCAGTACTTCTGCCAATGGATTTGTTCGTCGATGGGTACAACAAGGGGATTCTGCAGACCAATATGCATCATTTTTTACTAAAGTTTGGTTCCCTCTAGACGACGCTACATATAATGCCAGTATACATAATGATAACGTCGCCGCTATGGTGGTAAGGAGATTTGTAGAGCAAATAGCGGCTGGAGGCGTACAGTACGACGCAATAGGTGGTAGTGCCGGAGGAGACTTCATCCCCCCTATTCCAAAATTTAATACAAACCTCATCTATATCTAACACTAGATTAAGGCAATAAAAAACCCAGGAAGCTTTCACTTCCTGGGTTTAGTCTTTTTACGGGGGACCATCCCAAAGAACAAATATTTATTTTAACCAAATAGCATAACAGACTCAGCCTCTTTAGCCTTCGGAACAGTTACACTCAATAACCCGTTCTCGTAAGACACCTTAGCTTTCTTCGTATCATATTGCTCATCAACCTTAATGGAAAAATCGACATCCTTGCCGCTAATCCCGTGGTGAAGAAGCATGTGCGCTTTTAGAGATTCTTCTTTGGCTGCGCGAACGGTAAACGAATTTACCCCTCCTACAACCTTAACCTCTTTTTCCTTGTACCCTGCAAGAGCAAACTCGAAGTGTAGTGAGTTTTGGTCTTCCGACAAGTAGCAGTTGCTAACTGGGTATTTCGGTAATCTGCACGTATCTTTTACGTGCTGTGATTGAGGTTCAACGAACCCCCCTTGTAGCTCAGTGAAGAGCCTATCAAAATGTGTAAAGTAATGATTCATAATTTTTATTCCTCCTTTCGGCAGGTTTTAGAAGACTAATTATTTTTTTTGTTACGTCCTCTGTTTTATGGAGGGTTTTATCCACCCCATCGATTTCGACAATCAGGGGATATCCTGATTTGCCTAGTGTAGCTTTATATAGGCTTGTACACTGACGCATTAATTTAGCGTAACGAGCAGTTCCTTCTTTAGCTTTCTCTTTAATTATAGTCTTATAAGGCTCCATTTGAATGTAAACTTTCTGAGAATCTACCAAGTGCACCGTCTGACCCTGAACAAAGTTCTTTGTGTTGCCATGGCGGACTTTAGCGTTATCAATACCTTTTATGCTAGATAAGAGGAGGCATGAAATTAAGAGGAGTTTATGAATCATTTTAAAAAGGGAGCTAAGATGGCGTTATTGGGGGAAAACTATTTTCCTCCGATGAGTAACTCTCATGTAACCTACAGGAGAGGAAAGAGTTTACAAAAAATAATGTCAGCTATATTACATCATAGTCCATCCGTGGTTTATATATGCCCCACAAAAGGAGTAAATATTAATATACTACCGTTGTTGCTTATGAATAACGTTAAAATCCGGATTATAATGCCTTCTAAAGCTTTTTTTACAACACTAAACGCAGAAGAAAAGGTAATCCTAGACGCAGCCTGTCAATCCGCCGACAAAATAATTATCCTTAGTGAGAAGAAGTCCGACCCTTTGCGATTTGCTGAGGATTGGTATCAGGCTTCTAGACGGGCTATAAAAAGCTCTGATTGGGTTCTCCTAGCCCACTCTACACATACCGATGATAAAGGGTTTGACGAGTTGGTAATGAGATTCGAAAAAAATCCTAAGCCTGTGTTGGCAGTTGACTTTGGTGAGGAAGAGTAATATCTTCAAACTTATCCCCGTACATTTTAATAAAAGCTTGGCGACTTTGATTCCAATCATCTTCCATTGCTCCTTCCCCTGGCGAGTGGTGTAAAATCATGATAGGGACAACTTTATTTGTTTTTCTTTTTCGGTCTGCTTGGATAGAATAATACATATCGTAATAATCCCAATCCCCTACAAATTCTTTTGGTTTCTGAGTCTTAATACTATTAAGAGTACCTCCTTTAGCTACCATAAAAAGACCATCTACAACCTCAACTTTCCCATACCCCCCATAGTACGTGGGAACTGCGTTTGATAGTTCACTTCCATGCCAAACGCATCCGCGTAAAAAGGACTCCGGATGAGGAAACTCCCGCCCAAGCCCGTGCCACCAACAACCGGTCTTGTTCAGTCTTTTAGGTCCCGCGACACCCAAGAACCCAGTGTTATCCTCAAAACCCTCTTCGATAATCTTATTGAAGGATTGAGTAGACATAATAATCTCAATATCATCATGACACATAATAACCGTATCCTTTGCCATTACTTTATGTTCTTTTAGCGCGTCGGTATATGCTTCGAACATAGAGGAGTATCCTACTAAATAATGCACATCCCAACCTGCTTCTTCTAGAAAGTTCTTGATTGGACGTTCTTTGTCTTCCCTAGTTGGGATAAATGCTAATTTTCTCATGCTATATAATAGTGGTAATCTTATGAATCCTGAACAACTAAAAGATGAAATAAAAAAGTGTCGAGAGGATGCTGCATACTTTATTAAGAATTACGTGTATATCACACATCCCGTGCGCGGGCGCGTGAAGTTCGACCTTTACCGATTTCAAGAAAGAATTGTAAATGAGTTTGGAAACCATCGCTTTAATTTAATGCGCAAATTCCGTCAGGCAGGCGCCACGACTATTTGTGCGGCTTATGCTCTTTGGTATATTATTTTTAAGGAAGATAAAAACGTGATGGTAGTTTCCATTGGAGACCGGGAATCTCGGGACTTCTTGGACCGTGCCGTCAGTATGTACGATGATTTACCTAACTGGTTAAAGCCACAGGAGGTAGAGAGAAACAAGCACGTTATTAAACTCTCTACAGGAAGCAAGATTAAATCTCAACCTGCTGGTGCGGGGCGTGGTGAGTCTGTATCCTTGTTAATTGTGGATGAGGCGGCATTCATCGATAAGATGACTGAGTTCTGGATGGCTATTTACCCTACAATCTCAACGGGTGGTTCAGCGTTTATCCTCTCTACAGTTAATGGTATGGCGAATCTGTATTATGAACTGTACCATGATGCTGAGTTAGGAAAAAATAATTTCCATACTATCAACATTCACTGGAGAGAACATCCTGAGTACACTGAGGAGTGGGCGGAGGAAACTAGAAGTAACGTGGGAGAACGGGCATGGTTGCAGGAGTATGAAGGGGAGTTCTTGGGAACAGGCGAAA